CAGGAAGTCTTTTTAACCTCCTGCCCATGGTGAGTGCAGTTATATTTCTGCTATTTTTTCTTTCAGTGTTTCTATGCTCATTAGGTGAGCTGATTTAATGCCAATCTCTTTTGCTTTCTTGACTAAATCGGCTTTTTCGTCTGTAGTTTCGTCTAATGTAACAAACCCTTCACGCTCAAATATATTGAACGTGTTAGGGTCTGTAACTTCGACTATGTGACCGTTTTTCTCGAATTTCATAAGTCACCTTCCTATGCTATTTTATGAGCGTATAAAGCGTTCTTTTTCTGTTCAAGTACAAAGCAATCATAAATTTGCCTACCTTCGATAAGGTGTCCTGAAATTCCAGGAGGGTCTTGGTGTACTTTGTATTCATCAAGCTTCTTAGGAGATACAGAACACTTCGGATGTATCAATACAAACGCATGGTTAGCAGGGAAATAGGACGAAGGAACTTTAACCATCTTCACATTGTCCACTTCGCCTACTTGCCCGTTTATCAGCATTTTCTGCGAAATGTCGCTATATTTAACGAAAGTGCTGTCCTGCTTTATGAAATTGTAGTACGCAGGAGTACAGAAACATATTCTGCCCTCTACTGGAACCTTGTCCTCGTCAAGTGCAGCTTGTGCGTTCAGTAACATTAAATAAGCATTTGAAGCTGTTACTGCTGTAGTTGCTGTATGGCTGTTTGCAATAGCTGCAGCACTCCATGTTGCAAGTCTGTATGTGTCAATCTCAGGTATAATAACCTCATTTGTCTGTCTTGATAGGAATTTGCCAGATGATTTAATCATCAACTGCTCTGTGTTGTTGCCTTTGTCTATTGTAGTACTAAATGACCTATCTTTTGACAGAGTATAGTCTGCCTTAGTATCACCTAATTCTGTAGGTGTGCCGTATCTGTTTGCACCTGTTCTTGTGTAGTTGTTCATCGTGGCATTGTCTATGCTGAATACTGAAATGGTTTTTACACCAGTCCAGTCATATTCAGTGTTTAGCCCAATGTTTTCTGTGAATGATTTTAGTACAAACCTTTCGTCTACCTTATTTGAATATTTGCTTGCTAAATTTATAGCCATAATTCATCTCTCCTTTTTAATCTTCGTCAAATCCATCCAAGAAATCATCGTGCGCAGTACTTCCACTTCCATGAGTAGATACACCGCCAATAGGTGCTTTCTTAGCGTTTTGCTCGTTTTGTTTTAGTATTTTAAGTTCTTCTTGCAGTTCTTGATTTTTCTGCATTGTGTATGCCGCTGTTAAATCAATACCAGAATTAACCTTTTCCCAAGTTTCAGGCTTTATCATTTCGGCTGTTACTCCGGAATAGTTTTCAGCAAATTTGGCATACATTTCAGTTTCTTTTTCTTTTTGTGTAAATGTTAATTCTTTTTCAGCTACAGCCTTTTCTTTTTTAGTCAACTCGTAATCCTTTTGAATCTGCTGTGGTGTTAAACCTTGTGATTCGGCTGCACGTTCGTAGTAAGTGCTGTAAAGAGCGTCTAATAATTCGTCATCGGACTGGTAGCCTAATAACTCACTGACCTCTTGCACTTTGCTGTACTTTGACAATGCAGGATTGGATTGAATTTCGTTGAATTTTTCCTGCAGCTTGTCATAGTTCATCCCCTTTTGACCTAGAGTGGTGAGTTCTTCTAGTGTGACTTCCTTTTCCTCATGGTTGTATTTCAATTTGTATTTAGGGGATTCTGTTACCTCGTCGGCTGGTTTGGTATCCTCTGCCTTTTCGGTAGATTCTTTAGTTTCGGTAGTTTCTTCTGTATCCATATCATCATCTATAGTTTCGTGTGTTACATCTTCAAAACCGTCACTACCTTCGACTAATTCTGTTTCTTCGCTCAAATCTGGTTGTTTGAACATATCATTCATTTTTTTCTCCTTCTGCCTATGGTATGGCATGTTTTTTACAATAAAAAAACAGCTGTTACGCTGCTCCTACTGACATTGAATTTTTAATATCTTCTTGCATCAACTGCATTATCGTTTTTTGTTGTTCTTCTTCTGTTGGTAAACTAAGTATTTTCTGGCGTATTTCTTCTGGTTGAGCTTCCAACCAATCAGCCATTTTTTCGAATTGTTTTTCTTGTATCTGGGCTTTTTGTTGTTGATTTTCTTGTGCTGCTTGGTCTTGGCTTTGTTTTTCTATTATTTGTTGTTGCTCAATTGTTTGTTGCTGTTCTATTTGCTTTTTAAGATTATCCTTTACCCTGTCGATTAGTTCCTCATTGCGGTAATTGCTCGGCAATGTTTCAAGGTAATCAATCATAGTAAACAATGGGTCATTACGATTCAGCATGTTATCCAACATTTGCATCTGTGCAACTTCGCTGTAAAATGACGATGGACCAACATCACATTTGACAGTTAACCAAAGATTTTTAAACACAGAGAAGTCATACATTATCTTTTGCCTAACTCCATCAATATTTACTATTATTGGTCTTACTCCGTAATTAGTCCCCATTAAGTCTAAGCAAATACGACCTATGTCCTCTATAAACTCGTATAGGTTTGACTTGGGATTTTCTACAGGGATTGAAGCTTGTCTTACTGTTTGGGCTATAGCCACGCCTGATGCTTGCTCTGGGTTTATATTTCCTAGTGCTGCATCATTAATACCTAGCATTTCTTTGGTGTACTGTATAGCCATATCAATTACTTTAATTATTTCAGCACTCATTGCCCCAGGTTGGAGTTGACCAACATAGTTCATTATATTTTCGCCCGGCAATGCTCCTTTAACACCGATACTTCCGGCTATCATGTTTGTGATTCCGGCTATCTTATCAGCATTATATATACGCTTTGGAAATGCTGCATTCATCAGGTGGTACATAACCATAGCAAACTGGCGATTAATATATATTTGATTAGGGATAATGTCAGTACATAAAGCTCTACCATGATATTGATTCTCTTGTTTTTCCCAAGGGAAACCAGCTACAGGATAATTATCTAATTCCAAGTCAACATCTTTAAACATATAAGCTGTTTCAGTGCATTTTGTGGCAATAATTGCATCTTTGTCAGCATCATAAGTGTAAATTATCATGTAAAGCGATTTTCCAGTGTTACCTTCAGGCTGTATTTCTATCTGTGCCATTTCGCCAGCTTCATACTGATAGTTTGTATCGGATTGTATTTGGTCTGCTTCTGATTTATATTTTCTGTACCTCTTGGCTTCTCTTATAAGTGTTTTTGTCATTTCCCTTCCGGTTACAATTACATAAGGCTGAACATACTTATCTATTGTTGGATTGTTTGGATTGCCTAGAAATACATTTGTACCGTTTAACAATTCAAAACATATCTCGCCTTTGGCACCGCCTAACATACCTCTATATGGCTTTTTGTTCATATCAAAGTATAAATGAGCGTAACAATCACCCATCTGCGCAGCTTTAAAGCATGCATCTCTTATGCGGTTATCCATCTTAAACTTTTCAAATAAGTTTTCTATCTCTCCATTTGCTATATCTGCTGCTTTCTGTTGTTCTTGCATTTCAGGCGTTTGCTTGGTTTCATCATCTGCATACAAAAGAGGTTTAAGCTTAATAGCAAGCTTACTAGAGGTTATCATTGCCACAAGGAATGTAATTGCCCTCTTGATGATGTTAAACACTGGTGTCGGCATACCATTTGATTCTACATTCTTCCATTGGTTGCCGTTATACATTTCAATATTAAGGTTTACGCTGTCATTGTATGGCGGTTCTAGGCTTGCGTTGTACCGCCTGCCATCAAGCATTTTTTGCCATTCGTCTAAGTATTCTTTCAATTAATCACACCCCCTATAATTGCATTTATCATTTTGCCATGCTCCGCAACCCTCTTGAGGGCATTCCATCATATTAAAAGTCACAATATAATTTTCATTATTACCTTTTATAATTCCAGTATCTTCATTTACCAAATCGTTAATATATTGTTTTGCACATATTTCTGATTTTCGGTTATAAGGACATATCAATTATTCGCCCTCCTTCCTATTGCCACATCATAATCATAGTTAAGTACGTTTTCCATGCCCTTGACGTGCTTTTTAAAAGCTTCTTCCTCTTCTTTGGTTAGTTTAGTCACTACATCAATTTTCTTTTGTCTATGCCCCATATAATAAGCTGTATAATGGGATATAAAAAGAAGCACCATTGCTGATGCTCCTATAAGTGCTTCTATCATTTATTTGTCACCTCTTTTATAATAGGTTTAAACTCAACTTCTTTTATTGTATATCCATTGTAAACCCATAACTTCATTCCATCAGTAATGTATTTATTCCCTTGGAATATATAAATTTGCAAGTTCGTGTTCATATTCTCACCACCTAAATATTTCATTTGGTACATTTCTACCCATATCATCAAGCATTTTTTCAAATTTACCTTCTTCGCTTTCGGGGTCAATTTCTTTTGGTATATCTGCTTTATAGTTTCTCATTATACAAAACCCTCTCAATGCGTCTGGTGCATGTGTTATTTCGTGAGGCTGTGTATCTACATCGTTCGGGTTATCCTCGCATTGTTTTAATTGCGGTAAACATCTTATAAGGTTGGTACAATTATTAAATATTTTCAACTTAGAAGTCTTTATTCTTTCTCCTGTTTGTTCATCTCTTGTTTCAGACACTTTTAGAAACTCTTTAACAGCTAACCAACCATCCTCCCTGTCATTACTTGATGGATAACACTCCTCGCCGCACTCTCTAAATATATCCATTGCACTTCTGCCTGTTTCTTGTCGTCTATTATCTAAGTCAGGCGGTGCATACTTATGATATATTTTATCCTTCCCATTGACTTCCTTTATTCTCTTGGCGGCTTCTGATATTATTAAATCGCTCTCATATAATTCTTTATATACATATACATTCTCTTGCATGTCTATTGCAAACCATAGATTAGCCAACATATCAAGCCCATAGTCTTTAGATGTGTATCGGTTCCAGTGGTCAGGGATGGGGAATGGTTCAATTACATGTATGTCTTTTCTGAACTCTTTAAAAAAGTGATTGCCATACATCCCCCATTGCCCTAGCGCATATACGTTAAACTCCTCTGGATTGTCTTGCTGCTGTTTAAGTAGTGTCTGACTGTATGTATCGTCTATAAACTTATTATCTAGGTATGTTGAGTGCATTATAAGCGTATTGACTTTATACCGTTCTACGTCCTTATTCAGTTTGTCGTCCCATATATTAATCTTTTCTGAAAAATCCGGTAATATAACATTCTTGTAATATGTGCAATCATCAAAATGTTGTTTGCCACATAGCATTAATTGACCAGATTCTTTTCTGTCGAAGAATAATGGCTTCATGTAGCAAGTTTCATGCACTGGATTAAAACTGAATGATATTTGCATATACTTTTCAGTTCCGTTTTTGTTCTTGCCTTGATATCCTCTTAATCTTCTTTCAATCTCTCTTAGCGATGCAGGCTCAATCTGGTCTGCTTCTTCTAACCATGCCCCAGTTATATCAAATATTGATTTAAGTTTGTCGGGATCATCAAGTCCCCAAAATATAAACTGGTTCCCTTTTGGCAGGTATGTTATTGATTCATGTCCTTTGCTAAGATTAATCTTCCATTCGCCTTTTGCAAAGCTTTCTTTATACCTTGCTTTTATCCTAGATACTATTAGTGGTACTTGCGATTCACTTATTTGCTTTTGTTCTGCTCTACTGCAAAGGAATCTATGGCCATCTTCCTCAAATACTCTATCTATATGCTTATCGGCTATCTCGTAAGACTTACCAGAGCCAGATCCACCTATTAAAACAGCGTACCGTCCTTTAAACTGACGATACGCCTCGTATATTTCGTTACGTTGTTTTGCTCTCTCCTTCGCCTCTGCCAGACATTTTTTAAAGTTGTATAGATATGTATTAATACTATCACCTCTATTGTTTAGGCTCACTTGGTTTTGCATAGCCTAATTTTACTAGCACTCCAAAACATTTTTGCACGGTAGACAATTTTATGTCGTATTTTTTAGCGCAATCTTTTGCTTTAATTATCTTATCCATCTTACTCACTCCTTATAATAATCAGCCTACCCCATAGCCACGCTTATTTGGTGCTATGCCTTGTGCTGCCCACCATCCTCGGCTGTTTATTGCTTAATGTGGGTAAGGATTTGCACCTTACAAAATATAAGATAGGCGTGTTGCGACGCCTTGTTTTATTTGGTCGAGGGTAGTAGAATTAAACTACTACCGAGCAAGCCACTCCTGCTAGTGCTATCGTTACACCAACCCTCGATTTATACGCTTGCTCTCTCTTATATCTGATTATCGTCTACCTATTCCGCCACCACATTATTGCTTATATAGGGTCATACTTTGGCATTATAATACTTGCTAAGCAATGTGCTTGATGCATCGTAAAGTTTTTTATATTCTTCTCCGATAATCTTATAAAATTCTAACTCTTTTATTTTTTCTTGCAACATTATAACATATTCTTCTGTGTAAATTATTGGTTCTTCGCTCACTCTTACTCCCCCTCTATGCTTATAGGCCCTATTTAGCAATTAACTTTTTAGGGTTTTTGCTCTCTACAAATTTATAAAACGTATTTACGTTATTAACAAACTTATTTAATATCATCATTTTGTGATTTTTAGGATAGTCATAATAATAAGGATAGTCCGACAGTAATATCCGTCTAAACTCTCCTTGGTTTATATTTACTTTGCCATGTTGCAGTATGCTTGCTTCGAATACGTCTACTACATCCACTCTTACTCCCCCTCTATGCTTAAAGGCTTAGTTTGCTCTAATATTGCCTTTTGCAACTCTGCATCTAGCTTGTCGTAATTGTCTCTAGTCTGGTCGTTGTTTGTTACGCTACACACGTATGCTGCTTGTCTAACAGCTCTCTCTAGTTCAGATATCTTTGTCCCAGCCATTCTTACTCCCCCCTCTATGCTTATAGGCTTTACTTGCAAGATAGCCGTTTTATTTCTTTTGCTCTGCGTATGTATTCGGCATCACTTAATCCCATCACCCAAAACCTTGTTTTTTCTCCAGTTGATAAAGTAACCGTTACTTCTTCGTCGTATCTTTCGACTATATCCATTTACTTATCCCCCTCTATGCTTAATAAATTATATAGTTTTGCCATATCCTTGCTTATAGTTTGGACTAATGCAATCTGCTTGCCAGTCAACCCGCTGTGAAATAATTCTGTCATGTGCGAATCTATTGATGCAAAAAGCACTTCGATTTCTTCTTTATCCATTTACTTCTCCCTCTATATACTCCCTATACTCTGCCACTCTATGCTCTCTTATAGGTATACTCTTGCCTAGCTGCGTGAATATAAACCTAAAGGCGAAAGGTTTCTCGCCTTTGGCTACTATGTACGGTTCTGTGCGTAGTAGTTGTTTTAGTCTACCGTGGTACGGAAACATCGTTTTGCACCTCCACATTAATTTTGGCATGCAATCCGCAAAATACAAGGTAATTAGCCAAAGACATATTGTTATCCTTGGCTTTTTGTGTGAGTTCTTTGTGTATTTTATTATCAACTAAAAAGCTTATTCCAGTTTGTGTTGTTTTTTGTTCGCGTGGCATTTATTATCCCACCTTCTCAAGTATGATCATAGGCACTTTTTACTAGTTTTTCTATCGATTTTCCACCGCCACCCATTGGAGTTTCTTTATTAATATAAGTTCCTGCCATTGATAAGCCAAGATTTTCGCACCTTACTACATGCAAACATCCAAAATCTTTATTTTCGCATACTTTATACATTGCAGTTCGTTTGCCTTTTTTTATTATAAATAATTCTTCACGCTTAGGTAAGTTGTTTGTAATTTCGTCAAAGTTTTCAATCGTTATCATATTATTATCCCCTCTCGTATTTGATAATACAAATATATCACTAGTACAGTACTAGTGTCAATGGGGCAATCAAAAATATTTCACCGTTTTATTATTGCCTGTATCTCTGCATATGTTAACCTTTCGGCATTTGCCAACTCGTCAGGCGTTGCTTTAGACTTAAACAGGTCTATGTCTACATCGTAGTTGTAATTAGTATTTGTGGTACCTCCAGAGAGCTTTACATTGTCCGTAAACATGCCTAAATGCTTGCCTAACTGTACCAGTGCGTTATCTTTGCAATACTGTTTAAATTTAAATGTACCGTTAGGTCCCATTGATACCTCCGATATATTACGCGTATCTATTGTGTTGCTATCTTTTAAGTCAATAATAGTTTTATAATCCGTTATAGGATTGCCTAGCTCATCACGCCCTACGACTGTTTTCTCCGTCCTGTACGATAAGTAGTTACTTATATCATCAAATGCTATGTGTGACAGCTCGTCGACTACCTTTTGTACTGTTAACATGTTCTTTTGCTTCAGTTCTTCGGTCAATTCTTCGATCCTTGCTGATACCTTGCTATCGTTAAACAATCTGCTTGCATTTTCGTCTATTGTCTTATTCATCATCTTATTGCAATTATATGCGTCTTTATACGCCTCACGCTGGCTCATCCCGGCAAATAAGTTTTGAGCGTATCTCTCTTGTTTAATTGTCAACCCCTTGTTTGCCATTGTATTCACCTACCCATCTATATTATTGGTGGGAATTACTCGGATTTGCACCGATAACAGCATTGTAATCATAGCTCTAGATACTCGATTACGCTGACCTATCTAAGGTTCCCATGTTTGCTCCCGACATTAATGTCGGTACCTGATTATATATATAACATAAAAAGAGCCTTTCAGCTCTCTTTGGCTTTTACCTCTATCTCTGCATTTAGACTTACAAATCTTATATACTCACTTATGCTCATGCCTTGTTGCTTTGCTTTACGCTCTATATTGTCATGCTCTTGTTGTGTGCATCTTATTGTGATGCTTGATTGACCATTTTTAGAGGATGGCATTATTTATCCCCCTTCAATACACTATGTTTAATTTTGTCTAAACAATATGCTTTATCTTCTAAACATTCGTTATTATTGTTATCCCATTTTTCACACTTTTCACAGATGTTTTCTCTGCAAAATAAATTACATGATTCATAAAATTCATTTTCACCAACTGGTTCATCTCTATCTAAGCATTGGTATTCCCTAGATGCAAATTTATTTACTAAGTCCTGACATGATATGTGGCTTTTCCATTGCCAAATGTCATTACCATCAACGTAAAAAGCATTATTATAAGTCTCGCCTTTTATTATTAATTTGCCACAATAACTGCAAATATGTTCTTTTATTGCTTTCGGTTTACTTTCCTTCAAAGAGGTGACCATTAAATCACCCCCAATTCTACTATTCTGCCATACTTTAGTCCTAAAGTCATTACTGATGCTACTGCTGAATAGTCTTTATTATCCTTTGCTGATGGCATTATACTCCTTAATACGTTCAATGTTTCTTCGTCTGTGGTATAAGCAATACCATTCATTTCAAATTTCATCATTTTTATTATCCCCTCTCAACTTGTTATCTTAATACTATTGTACTGCAATATACAGTACATGTCAAGGGGTATTTTAAAATTTATTTAATTTCTTGATATACTTGCGTTTGCCCACATTACTGCGGTTTCTAGCTCTGTCATAGCTACTGCTTTTTCCCTGCTCTCCGGGCATAACGCATCAATTAAATTTGCTAATTCTTTTGCCTTATCTCTTAATGCTGTATACTTTTCTGGTTGCCCCTCTTTGGGCGAATGATATTTAAAGTTGTTTTCAATTTGATTATTCATATTTATCTCCTTGTATTTGCTAGGGACATTGATGTCCTTACCTGATTATATATAACAAAAAAGAGCCTTTCAGCTCTCGTTGTAATACTTGAACAATTCTCTTATCTGTTCCCTTATCCATTCTATTCTACTTTTATATTTATAGTGTTTTAATATCTTGTCAAACTCTTTTTCAAACTCTTGTTTTTCCTCTATCGTATCGTGATCTATTCTTATCTCTGTATATATACGAGGCATTATATCACCTCTTGTAATTTATTCTCTGCATCTTCTTTCGATGTGTACAAAAAGTTATCTGCCCATATAAACCATCTGTACTCCATGTAACCATATTTGTTTTTAAATTCAAAATCTACCCTAAACCTCTCGTATCCTTTATGGTTCGAATATTCGACTTTATTAACAGTAGCTTTCTGTATATATGGTTTTTCATTGTTGGTTATATTAGCACTTTTTGGAAACTCTATGAAATAAACGCTATCGCCAACATTTGTATATAGCTCTATCATTTTATTTTTTATTATTTTATTGCTCATAGCATTTCACATCCCTTCTAGGTCTGCCACCCTTTTTACCGTTTGCCCTGGCTGCTGCTGTCTTTGCCTCTGTCTTTGCACTGCCTCCCATTTTGCCTATCTCGCTTGCTGTTAGCTCCATTGTTGCTTCAACCGCCTCTTTAAATAGAGGTTCGTACGGCATTATTATTTCAGTGTGCGTTGATAATCTTCTTTCGACTTTTACCGTGTTTACTAGCTCTCCTGCTGTCTTACCTGCTTCCATACGTTCTTTCCAATCTGCTCCACATTGTATGTTTTCCTCGCGAATTACTGTTAGGTCTTTATATTGTCTTGTGCTTGTTATCATAATTATCACCCCCTAATATGACATTGCTTGTCGCATTGCGTCTTTGTGATAATCATGCTCTATATTGTCTAAGTCGTTTTGTGATACTGTAAGCCCTACTCCGTACATGTCATTTATCATTTCTGTTTGTTTTGCTGCTGCTTTGCTGTTTGTTTTGCTTATATTTTGCATTGCCTCCTCTTTTGTTGTATAAACTATTTTAGCCATATCATACCTCCACTGTGCGGAGCCTTATATCTCCCGTCCACAATCTTAGTATAAACCCAAGTACTTGGGTATGTCAACTGTTATTTTAAATTATTTTTGGATTATTTTTACTTGCCTATATATGCATACTATTCTCGATCCGGCTTTACATCTGCAAACAATATGTCTATTTGCTCCTGTTCTAATACAAATACTACAACAGGTCCATTTTTACGTACGTATGTTACTTTTAGATCATTACTCTTATCTAATTTAATAATAATCACCCTCTAAAATAAATAATGCCTAGAGAGGGATTCGAACCCTCGTTGTTTCCTTACTGGGAGTTGCTCCTCCATACGCTACTAGGCATATTTACTTAACATATCCGGTCCCGCCCTACCGTTTACGATATGTACTTACCCTCTGGCACCATATCCAGCACACAACAAAAATAGCCCCGGGGGATTGGGACTATAAATAACAAAACCCGTAATCGCTATGCAAAAACAGGATTCTTTTTCTACTCATGGTAGACAAGCATTAAAAAAGCCTAATACTTTTACTAGTACTAGGCTTTTTGTATAGTATGCATCACCGATTTTTTTAAGGCTCGGTGTAACCGTTTTGTTTTTATTGCACAGTTGGGGATGCACCCTTTTCGATGCACCCGACTTGCGCAATTTTACTGCTAAACGAGTATAAAAAATTAACTACCGTTTTAAACTTTAAAGACAATATCATTATTGCATATATAAAGTGCCATTTAGTGCCATGTTTGTTTTAGTGTTTTGTTTTATCTTTTTTATTGCATCATTGTGTACCCTAAAACACTCTCTCCTACTATAGTGCATCTTAGCAGGGATCCAATCCCACCTCATGCGGTCAAAATACCTCAATTCTAGCACTCTTTTCTCGTCCCTTTCTAATACCATCCACGCACTGTCTACTTCCTCTTTTACGTCCATATACTCGTTTATCTGGTCAATTATATGCAATGTATGCTCGCCGTATCTATCTATTAACTGTATTGTTGCTGTCAAGGTTGGGTTACTTATGTCCCCACCCTTTGGCATGTCTGACAGGTGTTGAGCCTGTAACATATCTCTAGTCTCATCCTTGTAACTGTTTATATCGTTTAGGTCTTTATTTAGCCTTTGTATCTCTTGCGGTATATCTGGGTATAAAATCAACTTTTGTTCTATAGTCATATTCAACCCCCAATTTTACTTTTGTTTATACTGCCATCACATGAAATGTTTCACAGAACTTGTCCTTGCCATCATTGACCATCTTTGTTTTGTGTATATCGCATAAAGGTATTTGCTTGCCATCTTTCATGCTGTAGGCTTTTCCTGCTTCACTACACACACAACACTTTTGTTTCTTTATGCACATTCTAATAATTGCTTCTATATCGCTATTACCTGTTGTAGGGTTCTCTGATAGTGGTACATCATGTTCAAAGCAAAATTCTATAAGCCAATTAATGAAATCCCCCGCTACTTCTGCTTTACAATCCGATAAGCTGAATATTTCTATTTCTCTCACTCCGCAATATGCAAGCTTCATTGTTTGTTTTTGGCTTTCTGTATCTTCTCCTGAGTACTCTGCAATGTCTTTTATGATTGCATATATCTTCTTTCTTTGGTCTGGTGTGATCTGATTCATTATTTCAATTTGCTTCGGTAAATCGGTCAATATTTCGATTGTCAAAGGCATTTTCATAAATCCATTAATATTTTTTAAAAAGTCTTCCGAATCCTTATCATCTATAGTAAATACTATCTTTAAGCAGTTTTTTTGTCTTCTAAATGTGTCTATAACGCAAGGTATACGCATACTCTTAGCCCTCCTGCTTATCTATATAGCTCTGATATCCAGCCAGCCACATCTTTGCATTGCTTACAGCATCTTTTTCTCCGTCTACTAATGATTTTATTAAGTCTACTGTATCAGTCAAGCAGTCCAACGCTCTCTTGTTTAGTTCTTGTGCTTTTTCTAGCTCTGTTTTATCCATTGTTTAGCCCTCCAATACTTGTTTTATTGCCGTCCACAGTGCATCGCATAATTCTTTTTCTACGTAATAAACGCAACTTGCATCTTTGTACATTTCTATTTGCCAGCCATCCCCGATTAGTTCGATCCCGAATATTTTGTCTTCTAATATCTCTATCATCCTGCCTATATTAAAGCATTCAGCTCTGCTAAATATCGAATCTGTATCATCCTCTAATTTTCTGCGTTGCTCTTTTGTTACTTCGCTAAATTGATCCCATGTAATACACTGTTTCATGTTATCTATCCCCCTTATATAATCTGCTGTTTATCCTTCAAATACATATCTGAGTAAGTTACCCCTACCGCTATTGCTGACCATACATCTTTACTTACTCCGTAAAACCATCCGGGATTCTTTTTTACTCCAACTTCTCCGAATCTATCTATTAACGCCTGTCTTATGTTGCCATCTTTGGCTTTCATGCTTTGGCATAGATTTATCTTTTCATCCTTGCGATATATCATTGTTTTTGTTACTTCTCCTTTTGACCAATGGCTAACTATTTCCCAAAATCTACCTATCCAAAACACTGTATCAAATACTTCCTTGCCTACTGCCATGCCATAACTAGCTACCATCTCTATTGCGAAATATTTAAAATCTTTATTATAAAGAGCTCCAACTATAATTGCTTCTAAATGTTGGTTTAATACTTTTTTAAATTCTATAGGCTTCAAGTTTTCATCCAGTATTACATATGCCGACTCTGTACATCCCGGGTCTATTGCTAATATCATGCTGACACCTCACCATCTAAATAATTTCTTCCGAATATTTTTACAAATTGATCTTTACTGTATAATTTTTCAAATATCTGTTGAAACTCTCTATGTAGACTATCCATTAAATCTTTGTTAAAATGTACTCCATCATTACTCATGTTGTGATGATAGGCGCAAAGGTAAACGTATAGCTTGTATTTTTCTGACCATTTGCGATTTGCGCCACCGAACACATGGTGCTTATGGAGATTTAATGTTGTGCTACATACATAACATTCTTTTTCCATATTGCACCTCATTATTGATTATCCTCCGTCCCTAGCGCAAACATTATCCTACAAAATGCATGTCCTAAGTGATCGTCTTGCGTATCTCCTGCCATATAAGCATATAAATGTATTAAAGCGTGGTTAATATGGTCTTGTCGGTTTATCTTCTTCCAATTCCACTCACCGTATTTATTAGCACCTTCGCTTAAAATTTTAGTTAGCTCAAATATTGCGTCTGTATCTATTAAGTCAAATCTATAATTTACTGCACTTTGTTTTCCACCAGACTTATTAGTTATTATTGGTGCGTCCTTCCCTACTCCCATAACTATGCTCATTCTATTTCTCCCCCTTTGTATCTTTATATTTTGGGCACGTAGCAGGACAATATTTATCGTGCTTATTACATTTACTATATTGTGCAATTTCATAACAAACATCTTTAATCTTCTCTGCTTCCTGCTTATGCATTGCTAGTTCAGCATCTTTTTCGGCTATTATTTTTAAACATATTGCTTCTTGTCTTGCTATCTCTTCATCCTTTTGATGTATAAGTGTATTTAAGCTCTCTATTGTCTGCTGTTGGGTTACTATTTCCTCCATTCGGCATATCAACGCTTTACGTAATCCTGCGATCTCTTTATCCTTTTGCTGTATAAGTGTAGTAAGTTCTGTTTCTGCTTCGTTATATTCTCGCCTCAATATACTTGCTTGGGTAGAAGTCAACATTCCTTTTTTGCCTAAATGATTTATATTTTCTCTTAGCTTATCCATTATCTCCATTACTGTTTACCTCCAAATTTTCGCCACACATAGGGCAGTATTTTATTGGCATACTTACATCAATATCAGAGCATTGCGGTGGCGAATATACCCAAATTTCTTTAGTCTTTACATGTACATGGATATGGACTTCTTCAGTGTCATGGTCCCAATATGTAATCCCCTTGCACCATTTACAACTCATCTCCAATACCTCCCCTAATAAATATCATTACCGTTTGTTATTTCTTCCCATTGTTGCTCTATAAAGTCCCTCACCATATTAGGTCTTATTTCGCCTCTTATTTGTCTCATTATGTCTTCAATTTTATGCGATAAAAATCCAACTAGCTCAAATGCATTAAATCCATTACATTCGCCTTTCATTTTTAACCCATTTTCAGTTTCAGTTATTTCTAATATGTATTTTTTCATGCTAATTCCCCCTGTGCTTTTCTTCTTGCCCATGCCTTTTTAACTCTCTCACTTGCCTTATCGTGGGCTACATATGTGTCTATATACACTGGCTTTTTGTATGGTGTTGTTTTATATTTCGCTAGTTCCTCCGGCGTCATCTGATATGTTTTTCCTGTTAAATCAACATTAGATTCGCAATGTGTGTTTAGTCCCGGGGAGCATATGTTGTTTACTAGGTTAAATCTATGTAGTCTAGCCATTACCTCACCTCACTCTTAGTAAATTTCTCGCAGGATTCAAGCCCCGGTACTCTATATCCCAATAACTTGCATACTCTATCTACCCAATGTCGGCAGTTTTGGCATCTTTCAGGATTTATTGTCCACATGGCTTGTTTATCCTTTCGAATGAGCTTACGAATACATTAGGGTTAGCGTCCCAACAGTCAGCGTTTCCGCCTATGTATACATATCCTTTTGGTGCATAAATTGAATCCCAGAATGCCTTAAATTTTGGTATTAGGTTTTCATACTTTTCATAAGCATCGCATACGCCTTCATTGATAACGTCAGAACCTCTTATATCCTGTAACCGTTCCACTCTGACATCAGTGACTTTCAGCCATATCCTTGCCGCTTCCTTTGGCATGTAGACTGATGGTTTCCATGTAGGGCAATCTTTTCCGCTAAATCCATCAGCATCTGGAAAATGATTAAATGGCGTTGGGTTGTATCCGTCTGCTCGATAATAATAGTTTTCCGTTCCTTCAATGACTTGGTCATTAATGTCTAGTTTCGATAATTTACACCACGTTTCCCTAACATAGAGCATATCCCCAACTTGGTAAGGAGATTTAAAATATATAGCATCAATCATTTCCTTGCCTTCGTATGTAAAAACATCACTATCTTTGTAAAATCCTGCAAACAATCCTAATTTGTTATTAAGTCCATTTACTAATTTATAATATTTATCTCTGTCGTAAAACTTTGGAGTATTTCCATGTGATTTTATAATCATTCTTTTCATGCTTTTCCTGCCGTCAATCACAGCCTTAACTTCTTCTGTTGTTAATCGTAAACCTTTCTCCATATCCTCACCCCTCCGCTTTCTTCATGTTCTTGTAAAATCCGCTAATATGCCTCTGCCATTTCGCCAGCTTCTAGTTGTGCATATACTGTGCTTCTTAGCTTGTCTATATCTCGCCTAAATTCAGTAGGTAGTAGTTGTCGATTGATTAATACTTCTCTGTGTTCGTTGTACATTCGTTCAAATTCTGGTCTTACAAAGCTTGCATTACCCATTAACAACTCTCTGCCTCCAACTGATTTTACAAGGTCGTATACGTCTGGATGGTCTTTCTTAAGTCTTTGGTAATCATCCGATGTGCTGTATAGGTTTACATATTGTCTAAATATCCCCCACGCTTCCATTCCTGACTTCTTGTGCCCTTGTACGAGCTCTAAACAATTACTTCTGATCTCCGCTATTGTTGGGTAAAACTTTGATGTTAGCATTATTTTTTGTACTGCCTTGTTTATAATGCTGTAGTCTATGTCTTTAAGTAGCTCATACCATATGGCTATTTGCTCTTTTGGCATTGTCTTAACTCTGTAATTAGTGTCTAGTATTGCTAATACTGTAAGTAATTCATTATCCTTCAATTCCTTGAGCCCTCCTTTCGGATAACCACTCCTGCATTGTGTCAATATTCTGATCTCTAACTGTCTTTTGTGGCTGATATGTTTGCTTAGGCTTGTCTGTCCCTTCCCAAGTCCTTACCGCTGCTTCCCAATCTTTCATTGGATTTTTACCGACCTTCCAGCCATTAGACGTATAATAATTAACCCATTTATCTGCATCTACTGCATTTTTTCTTTCTAAGCAGTAATTTTTTACTTCTTCGATAGTTGGAGGTACAAATTTTTTAGTATTTTCTTTTTTATATTTTTCTTGTTTGTTTGTATTGTTTGTATTGTTTGTTTTAGTATGTGGAAGCAATACGTCAACTTCCTTGTCAACCTCTATGTCAACTTCTTTATCAACTTCCTTGTCAACCTCTATGTCCGAAATATCATATGCAAAGTAATTAATTTTATATTTTGCTGCTATGGTTAACTTACCTTGTATAAAATCTATTCTCTTCCTTTGCTTCAGTTTATTACGAGCCTGATTAATACTTTCTCTAGATAAACCTGTAAGTGATTGAAAAGTTGAATTAGGCACAGAAAACCATTTAGTCCAATTAGACATATTATTTATTTGATAAAGAGCAAATAAAGTAACTATTTCTGATGTGGAAAGGTTGTTTAACAAAGCCCAATTCCTAAACTCATTCAATTCTTGTATGTAGTTCAATCTAGTTCACCTCGCTTTTGTCTGCCATATAGTTACCTCACATCATTTGTTATTGGTTGGGCGGGTAGGATTTTAACCTACATGGTACTAGGCTTTTGTTGTACCAGACTAATGCCAAAGAGCCTGCGTATGCTTTCCGCCACCGCCCAAAATGTTATTTGCCTAGTGCTTCTTTAACTTTAGTTCTTACTAAGTCTGTTTCTATGCTGTCTAATATTTCCCACGCCATTTCCAAAGCCTCTTTATATTTGTCACGTTCAGCCTGTAGTTGTTTGATTAAATTAAGCAAATCGACAATATCATCATCGTCACAAATTTTGTCCGGTATTGAAAAACTCATTTTATTTACCTCCCATGCATATTTGTTATTTGTTTGGATATACTAATACTGGTAATCTATGCTCATTTTTATGCTGTAAAAAAATTACTTGTGCGTATCAAATCCGCATCTTTTGCAATATCCTGCTTGCTCCATGTCATAAGGATAATAACCGCCTTTAGGCATATGACTGTATATCTCAAAATCATGTCCTTTATGCCTACAAACAAAGTTGTTTATAAACCAGTTAATTAATTTCTTTAACATATCTATTCCCCCTACTCTTGATACTTATCTCTTAATGCTTTCACCCAAGGTACATGCTACTGTTACACCACCGCCTGATATGTTTATTTAATCTCTATATTTGTTCATTTTATTTTTCTCCGTCAAATATTCTTACTTTTTCTTCAATGCTTTTTACTACTTCTTTATGCTCACTTTTTATTTCAACCCTTATGGATTTATTATTTTTAATTAAAAAATAAAATCTTAATAAAAATTCAATTTCTTCATGACTTAATTTTATTGGTCTTAACTCAATTTCTGGCACTTGTTTATCTTCCTCCAAGCTTGACATATTGCATGCTTCATATGGCTTATTTGGGTATATGTAATATCCATCATCATTACCCCCATGCACATTGGTCATATGCTTTACGCTGTGGCTTCTGTTTTGCCACCCATTCCTCACGAAACTTGTATTTGATATTTATTATGCTTGCTATACCTAAACACAAAATTATGCCTATAAATAGCCCTGCTGTGGATAGTGCTAGTATGATTAGATATCTTATACACTCATCCATTTGTGTTGTCCTCCAACTCTTGCTTACCTAGCTTTATTAACATTTCGCCTAGATCGATTGCAGATTGAGGACTAAACGAAGCGTATCCATCGTCAATTTCTAAAACTATATCTCTAACGTTATCAAAGAAAATTTGGCAATCAGCTCCACCAGCAGATATAAATTTCACTTTTTTAATTGGATTTAATCTTGCCCTATATGTAATATCAAATTTCATCCCTTTACCCTCCACTCGTCTGCTATATCATCCATCATTGTTAATATTCTTTCTGACAACGGTGTAATCTCATAAGTTGATTTACCGTTTGTATCTGTATACTTGATTTGGTACGATCTGCCATATATCTTGCTTGCTTCGGCGTCTATATCTGCTACTAATGTTTTACCTTTGTCTAAAGCTTGTATTATTTCGCTCTTTGTAAGTGGTTTAGATGTTATCCACATATCCATTCCCCTTCTCTCGATTGATACGTGAGTTCTGATTCCCACGCTCAATCCCTTATTTGTATTTTGTAGGAGGCTTAAAAAGTTAATTGGTCTGCACTCTCGTTACACTTTTCTTCCCATGCTTTTACGTAGTCTGGCGTTTTATTGTCTGTTAATAGTTGTAATTCTAGGTCCATGTCTTGGCGGTCTTGCTCTCTTATGCCTAAGATATAATTAGCTTGTTGTTCCATTACGCCACCTCGTTTTTCATTGCCTTGGTAAACTCATCTTCTTCTGGTTCGATTACTTCTGCTTCAACTATTTCCCCTGTTGATTTATCTACGTTCTTTTTATTTTTTACTGCATCTATTAGTATTTGTATTGCTTTTACTATTACAGGGTCTTGCTTGTCGCATTTATTCATGTACCATTCAATCCATCCCATATCAGTTTTATATAGTTCTCCTAGTGTCTTGCCTTTGTTTTTGCCGAATGTTATTTTAAAATTACTTGCATCTTCAAGGCTCATGTTTTCTATCTTTTCGCTTTGGTCAACCTTGCCCATGTCTTCGATGTCCTGAGTAAATATTTCCGAAAGGCTTGCAACTGTTAGGCTTGCATCTACTTGACTCCTTTTCTTTGCCATCTTCAAACAAGTATTTGCAATTGTGTATACATCAACTTTCTCGGAAGCGTATTTCTTTTCCATACTGTTGCAATGTCCTAAACCTTCAGTTATTGTCTGACCATTTTTGGATAGTTTGCACTTTACTGTAAAGGCGAAGAAGCCTTTTTCGTAATCCTGTATTTTTTCGATGATGTCATATTCCGATGTCAATCCAAGAAGCATTAATATTTTCTCTGCTCCGGGCTTTAATAGTGTTGGTTTATTGCCACACCCGGGAACCTTGCCGTAATCGTGACCATCTTTTAATGTGCTTTGTACTATTGTTTGAAACTGTAGTATTTTTGATATAGTCGATTGAACCTGATTTAAATTGACATTCTCTATAATTGATAAACTGTTAGTTGTTTGTAATTCTTCCATTTGCATTCCCTCCATTAATGTGCTAATATGCACATATCAATATTTTTCTTTGTGCCTCTGTCAGGAGGCTTTTTCCTTTTCTATCTGCTCAAGTAACTCCTGTTCAATTTTGTATAACTTATAAATGTATGTGCCTTGCGTTAGTCTTGTACATGCTCCTGTGAGGTCTTCTAGTAGCTTCTTTTGTTTTACTATCAACATTCTATATTCTTCCAACTGCTGGTGTAGCGTCATGTCTTAGCCTCCTTTTCAGCTTCTTCCTTCGCTATAATCCTTAGTGCTACTTGATAAGCTATCTTTGCATATTCAGGTATTCGTGACGTGTCATTGTGGTTGATTATTATTAATGTTCGTTCTTGCTTTTTTGCCATCCGTATCACTTCCTTTCCATTTTTTAGTTGACCGTTGTCATAAAAGCTGATATAATGTGTAGGTTATTGCTGCTTGATAAATGAATACGTTTGTATGTAGCCCCTACTTTGTGTAGGGGATGATGCTTAATTTAGGATACGTTTTCAATTTGTGGACTTCGTTGCCAAAAAAAATCAGTTATTTTAACTCCAAGTATTTTTGCTATAGAACAAGCTCTCTCGTAAGATAAAGTACGTTTGCCATTTTCGATATTACAATAGTGAGGCTTTGATATTCCAATTTTATTTGCTATAAAGTCCTGAGAAAGTTTTTTTTCTTCTCTTAACTGCTTTAATGATTTCATATTAGCACCTCCTTTTGTTTTCATTTCGGCAACCTTACAACGACATTATATGTTATCATTTTGAAAACGTCAAGATTTTTTATTAGGACTACAGTCCTATTTTTATAAATCATTATTTCAAATTGACAACATTGTAGAAGTTTGCAAATAGAAACTATATTATGGTTATGAGGTGAAAAAGTTGACATTTGGAGAACGATTAAAGATTTTACGAACCGAAAAAGGAATATCTCAAACGGAACTAGGAAAGAACTTTAATTTAGGCAAAACTGCTATATCTTTATATGAAACAAATAAAAGAGACCCCGATAAAGAAACTCTTTGGAAATTAGCAGATTTATTCGATGTTTCCGTTGATTATATTCTCGGGCGTAGTGATATTCGCAAGCGAGACGAAGAAATGAAAATAATAAAAGATGAAGAAATACCAGAAGACCTGCGTAAATTGGAGGTAGAAGAAATAGCGATGTCAAAGAAAATAAAAGGACTTCCTAAAGAGCAAAAAGATGCAATACTTAGGTTAATAGAGAGTTTAGAGAAGGAGTAAAGCATATTTAATCGGGAAATAAATATAAGAGGTGTAGTATGGATGATAAAGATTGGATTTTTTACAAATGGCCTAATTGGTTAAGATGGATAAGTGCATTACCATTAAGTATAATAGCTTCTGTTGTTTTCACGCTTTTAGCAAGCCTTTTAATTAACTATTATGGATATAACGCTGACAGCGGAATGGCAAAAACATTAATACAATATGCTAGTATTGCTGGATTTTTATACATAATTTTTACTTGTGTCCCTAGTTTTAAAGAAATTATAACAGGAATATTTAGCATATTAATATCTATTTTAGCTGCAGTAGAACTTGTATTTTATTTTAGAGAAGGCATTTGGTTTAATTGGGATTGCTTTATAATATTTTTGGTTTTCATAGGCTGTATGTATTTTGGGATTATGTTGTTTATAGATCATGGTAGAATTAAAACTATTGAGGAATCAAATCAGCGATTAATTGAAAAATCAGAAAATGAAGATATAGGATTATGAAAAAGCTATTTATGATCCTATGCCTATCCTTTATGCTAGTAGGTTGTAGCACAATCCCAACCAACCATATTGTTGACACCAACCAAAAGGTTTATGTCGGTAGCTCTCATTCAAACAAATATCATAAGCCAGAATGTGTATGGGCTGAAAGAATAAGCCCTGAGAATGAAGTATGGTTTAGTAGTAAAGAAGATGCAGAGACAAAGGGATATGTGCCTTGTAAAGTGTGCAAACCGTAAACATATTTATCGGGAAATAATGTGTGAGGTGTGGGGGATAATGGTCTGGAATAAAATTTTAGATAATATATGTATAACATTATTTTTCATAACAATTTTTGTTGGTTTTATTAATTTAACAATGTTTTTAGCCAAAATATATGATGTAATATTCAATTATGAACTACACGGAATTTATTATGTTATTATGCAAATTCTTGGATTGTTTGCCCTTATTAGAGTTGGCAATATTTTAGAAAGAAAAGCTATGGGTGTTGATGGTGAAAATAATTAAAGCACTAATATACATAATATATGAACTCCCTAAACGATGGAGAATGATTATATATAAGAGGAGATAAACTCCTCTTATTATGTGACTTCGTAATCAAGATTTATATATTTAACTCCTTTAATTATTACGTAAAATATGTATTTATCCCCCATATGAACATAGACAACTTTCATAATGACCCCCCCCTATGGACTAAATTTGTATAGTTCTGAAATAGGACAATTTAATGCCCTTGCAATGTAATGGATTTTATCCAAGCTTGGTGTTCTTTTGCCAGCTTCAATCAACGAAATGTGCGACTTACTTATACCAGATAATACTGATAGCTCCGCTGGTGATAAATTTTTTTCTATCCTTTTTTCTTTGATGAAAAATGTTATCATAAAGTCACCTTTTGAATTAAGACATTACTTTTAGTATATCCGCATTCAAAGGTCAAACCCAGTAAACATATGGTATTGTTGTAAGTTGTTATAATATATTATGTGATTTATTATATAGATGGATTGTTGACAATAGTCAACTCGTAGTAAGTCGTATGATTTTTGATGTAAACAACTTTGAATTTGCAATTTACATCGTTTTTTCGACAGTTTGCAACAATAGGAGGACTAGGAATTGAGTGTAGCAGGCGTGTATTGCCGTCAATCAATTGAGAAACGTGACAGCCTTTCAATTGACGCACAGGCAGAAAAGTGTATACAGTATTGTAATTATAAAGGCTTAGGATATGAGGTCTACAAAGACGCTGGATATTCGGGTAAGGATATACGCCGCCCTGACTTTGAACGTCTGTTGGATGATGTAAAAGATGGGAAGATTAAAACTATAATAACATATAGGCTTGATAGAATATCCCGAAATATAGCCGATTTTGGAAGCCTTATTACTCTGTTCGAGAAACATGGAGTGGACTTTATATCTGTTAGCGAGAATTTCGACACGTCTACGCCGATGGGCAGGGCTATGGTTATGATCGTAATGGTATTCGCTCAACTTGAGCGTGAAACTATTGCGGAGCGTATAAAGGACAATTGCTATTATAGGGCTAAATTAGGTAGATGGACAGGAGGTCCCGTTCCGTTTGGTTATGAATCTTCAAAGATAACGGAATCCGGAAAAGAGAAATCAGTATTAGTTGTGGACTCTGACGAATCAATAATAATAAATAAAATATTCGATATGTACCTGAATAGTAAAAGCGTAAGAAAAGTTGTTGCTGACCTCAACGGTTCCGGCATAAAAACTAAAAAAGGATCCAATTGGACACAAAAGACTTTATCATGCGTGTTAAGGAATGTTCTATACGCCACAAATACGCCAGATGTGTACAATTATTTTACTGATACAGGCATTAATATAGTCAATGATATAACGGATTTTGATGGTTCTCTCGGTTGCATGTTTTATGGACGAACAAAAGGAGCTGGAGAGAAACAAGACAAATATCACATTATAGTTGGTGAACATAAGGGTATTATATCGGGCGAAAAGTGGATTGAAGCACAAACGATAATGAGTAAGAATAAAGCGGTAGCTCCACGAACTGGCAAAGGTACATCTATATTAAGCGGTTTAATTAAATGCGGTATATGCGGATATGGCATGTTAGTAACTCAATCTCTTATGTACAGCCGCAAACGTGCTGATAAATATCCAGCTGAAAATATTACTTATAGGTATTTTAAGTGCGGTGCAAAATTGCACCAAGGAACTTGTGTCTGTGATAATACTGCAATGAGGGTAGATGAACTTGAGAAACGAGTATTAATTGGATTAAAGAAGGATATAAAAAAGTATATAAATAAAAATATTGTACCAATAGATAAGACTAGCAAATTTGCAGAAGAAAAACTGCGAATACAAAACAGCATATACAAGATAGATAAGGATATTAGCAACCTAATAGACAATTTATCTAAAAGTACTAGCAGTATTTTAATTGCAAAAGTTGAAGAGAAATTATTAGAATTAGAAAGCCAGAGGAATGTTCTGAATAAAGAAATAGATAAGTTAAGCATAAATATTTCTATGTCAAAGAAATCTCAAGGCAATATTGAATATCTTATAAGCATAATGAATGACTTCGATAACATATTTTACAATTCAACATCTGAAGAACAGAAACAAATATTAAGAATATTTATAAAACAGGTTATAGTCACCCGTGGCAGTATAACACTTGAAAGATACTTTTAGTATTTTGATTACTAGTGCATCTGCAATGGTTACCAAAATGCCTAAAGTTTTATTTTCCTTCCATTATAAATATGGGTTATTCATGTGACCGATATCTCAATAGGTATTATGGATTAAATAAAAAAACAATTAAACTCCTTTTTTATCTGAAAATATTTCTACTAATACTCCAATAAAACATATCCCTATGAATATTCCAACTATAATTCCCAATATGGTTCCTGATATAAAGCCCATATGTGTAAATCCTTTCTTGGTTCTCTTTGTTTCAGTATATTTATTTAGTCCATACGTGTCAATACATGTCAATACATATTTCAACTTATATTAATAATAATATACAAGTATATTATTATTGGGAGATGAAAATAATATGTCTTATCGTGTACCATATGGGACTAAGGTTGATAAAGAATTACGTGATAAATTATTAAAATTATCAGAAAAAACAAGAATACCTCAATCGAAGCTAGTCGATGAGGCATTAGAATTGTTATTTAGTCAAAAAAATTATGAAATATTATTAGGAAAGAAAGGGGAGGAATAATCTCCCCTATTTTTCATATGATGTATATACCCCAGCCCCCAGCAATAAGTAGCTTACAATATCTACGAATGTTCTAAATTCGTCATCGGGTATATTTATACCGAAATATTTTAGTGCGTTGTAAATCAATCCTGATAGAGCCATGATAAATAATGGGTTTTTTATTCTGTTTATCATTTTTATACCTCCAAATATTTAACTATTCCGTTATAAATTGCTTTCGCCAATGCTTGCCTATGTGTAGTTATGAACTTAGCATCATTGGCATTGTCATGGAAAGCTACTTCGATTATTACCGATGGAGCTTTAGTTTTTCTTACTTCAGCTAGCGTTATAGTTGGCTTTATTCCTCTATCCTTTGATGGAGTTAAATATTCCAACTCATCGTAAATGCACTTAGCAATCTTCGCCCCTTTAGATGATAATAAGCAATACAATACTTCACACCCTCTTGCTTTACCATTGCAAGCATTTGAATGTATCGCAATATGTAAGTCAACATTTTTATTGTTTGAATCTTGTATAACTTGGCTCAATGTCATAGTGCGATCATTCCTATATACTATGTATTTCTTTTTAAGCATTGGGATAAGATAGTCACACAGCTCATTCATGCGTGTTTCTTCTGTACCATAATTTCCAACGCCAATATTGTGTTCCTGTGTTGATGGGCTAACGTATATTCTCATATTTTCACCTTCTTATAATAATTTGCCCGCAAAAAAAGCAACTACTGCTGATATAGCTGCCGTCACTACTGATGCTGTGACTAAATCCCAACGCTTTTGCGGTTGTTGCAGTAATTGTGTTATTTGTGCCTCTAGCCTTTCAAACTTTTCTGTTAATGTTTTAAGCTGTTCTTCAATTCTGACTAGCTTTAATGAATCCTGACTATTGGCATCTTTTAGCTTCTCTACATCTTTTTCAAGCCTTTCAAATCGACTTATGATTAATGTTTCATCCATCACATATCCCTCCTTGGTCTTGGCTTTGGTGGTTTTGGTGGCTTTGGTGGCTTTGCTGGTTTCCCTCTTTTAAGAATCATTTCTCATTCCTCCTTATTTTATGGTTTGTGTGACTGTCTGATCTGTTTGCTTAAGTTCTTGGTTCATTTGGTCATAACTATATGTATTAACAAAATAAAACCCACAAAGTACCATTATGCATACAGCCCAAACCGATGATATTAATACAATGGTGTTTACTAGCCTTTTGTTTATCTCGTTATTTCGTTTGGATTCGTCACGCATAATCTCTATAATTTGCAATACTTTTTCTTCCATTTGCACCTCCGTGAGTTTTATTTTGTGGTATAAAAAAGCCCTGTTTTAGGCTAAAGTTTGGCTTAGTTTAGCTAAAAAAACAAGGCTTAAAATGGGGGTAATTTGCGGTTTTTATAGGGTAGTGCTTATGATTACACTACCTTATTTTGTGGGTACTAAACCCATCTTAACCAATATTTCATTTTTTGCAATTTTCTTTGATTTTTCTACGATGTTGCTAATATACTTTGCTTTTTGTTCATCGTTAGAGTTTTTATAATTTGGCGAAGAGATAATTGATGCAGTACCTAATAATCCTAATTTAGAGTCACCGTTAGTTATTAATTTACCTACTCGCTTTTGATAATTTACATATTCATCAGCGGTTAAGTTAACTCTTGGGTTTTTCTTGGTTTCGAGTATATATTTTGTAACTACTGGCGGTAACTGGTCTGTCATTTTAGAATCATTATAAAGTCTGATGATTTCCTTTTGTGTTTCATCCGGCTTATATGTTGTATTAAATCCCGGATTAAACATTACATTCCACACATTATTTTTGCCCTGGAACGCTTTCACATCATTACCGAATACATCTTGTTTAGCTGGTAGTGATTTGCTTGCATAAGGTAATCTTGCAATAGTTCTGTTCAAGGTTTGTTTCAAGGGATTAGGGTCATAAGTTTCCCTAACGTATGGGTCAACTAACTGTGATATCTGTTTGCCCACTGTTGGAGTAGCTTGAGTAGTAGAACCCAGTAAAGTTTTGGCTATGCTCACAGCAGGACTGTAACCACTCATTAATTTAGCGGGTCCTTGTAGTACCGTAGACTTAAATAACAAATTTACTGCACTTTCAGAACCTTCTAGTACAGCACTTTGACCGTCTTTTCTATTCTTCACAGCATTATATACATCTGCCCCTAATGCAATCGGAGCTGATGCCGGCAATGCCCAATCGTAAGTGATGTACTTATCACCTATTTTGAAAGCGTAATTCTGCTTGCCTAACGCTGTTTCTATACCCTCAATCTTACTGCTTTTATCTCTATTGCCAGTAATAAGTCCTTTTTCTGCCATCATATAGCCTACTACTGCCATCCCTGTGCCGGTTAAACTTCTTGCAAGAGTATCAACAAAATATTTTTGGTTGAATGTTCCTTTCCCTTTTGTAGATACAACGTGATAAACAGACTTCAATGACCCGGCTGGTGAATAATCAATAAATTTATCAAGTATGTTTGCAGGTGTTTTAGCAAAAGGCAAAACGAGATTAGCAAAAAGTTGAAAAACTGTATTATCCGATAGTTTTTTGCTTTTTATAAATATCTTAGACATTTCACTATCATTTTGGAATGTCCTTTCAAGTGCGTGCAGTCTTGCCATTTCTTCTATTTCTGGTGTTACTTGCGAAACACCCTTGATTTTTTTTAGCTCGGCTATTCGGCTATTATAAGCCGCCTGATAAAAAGGTCTGTCACCAAGCTTTAACATATTTCCAACGACGGAATGGATTTTATTAGCTCCTTTGTTTACGCTTCGTATAAATGGGTTAGGATTATTTTCATTGAATATCTTAACTTTGTTAGGTAGCTCAACTCCTGCACCAGTTGGGTTTGTATTAACTCCGGTTTTTATATCTAATGCCCATTCTTTTAATCCTTGTTTAGCTCCTTTTATGGCTTCTTTGCCTTTTAGTAAAGGTGCTAATATAGTTGTTCTTTCGCTTCCTCTGATCTTTGAAACTGTTTTATCAATCACTGCACCAGGAATATTCTTCACACCTTCAAGCGTATTGAGTAAAGTATTACCTAAAGGATTTCTAACTAATGTAGTTTTAGGATTCAGCAACATAGATATTCTTTGAACTGCTTGAAACTTTTCAATTACAGTTGATGGTATTTTATCCGCTATTAACTGCGATACGTTGCCATATGCCGACCTTTGTTGATAGCTTCCTTCAGGTAATGTTTTAGCTAGTTCCATATTTTTGATTATATATTTAACATCGTCTTTAGTTAGAGTTGGCAAACCTTTCTTTTCTTTTATCAAATCCCTTATTGCAGCATCATCATAAGCACCGAGATTGATTAATTCCATAACCTTATCAGTAGTTGACTTTTGCCCTTTTTTGGGTATTTCTCTAAACATCTGTTTTAGTAATGATTCGCTTTTTTCTTTTACTAGCTGGTCAAATCTGCTTTGAATCTTTCGTGCTAGTAATAAAGCATCCCCAGCTTTTGCCCCTGTTGCTGTAGCAAGATGGTCAGTTAATTCTTTTAATGCTTGTTCCTTATCACCTTTTGAAGATTTAGCAATATCAATTAATTTCTGGTCTAATCCCTTCATACCTGTTTGTACGCTTCTATTTAGTGTATTTTGTGAATAGGTAGGTATTATTCCCTTGTTAAAGTAATCATCTAAAATTTGCGTAATTTCTGGATTGCTAGCGTACTTATCTTTAACTATCGTCTGTGCTTTTTGCCATACATCAGCATATTGTGATTTATTTTGTATAGCTTGACGTAAAAACTCAATAGGATTACGCTTAACTGCTAATGCTCGTTCAGGCAATGGTGATTCTTTAGCTGACTTGAAAAGTTCATCAACCATATCACTAATGGGGTTTGTTTGCCTTTTGCCTTGTTCTTTTAGCGTACCAGATACTTTGATTGCTAATAGTTGTTCTGGTAATAGTTCTTCAGTAGCTTGTTTAGCAGCATCTTTTTGAGCCTTGTTTATAGCATCTTTAGCTTGTTTTGTTTCGTTATCTATCTTGTCAGAAAGTCTTGGATTAGATTTTTTGAGATTATCGTCAACTTTATCAATTACTCTCTGTGCATCAGTCAAAGCCCCTTCAGCAGATTTCTTTTCCCACGCTGTATCAGTTCCTTTTAATGCTCTTGCTGTTTCTCTGGTCTTACTTGAGATAGTCTTTAACCAGTCCTGAAGCTTTGTAACATCACCAGTAATTTTTGCATCTTCTAAAAGTGCAGATGTAACAACTGCTCCCTCGTGTGCATCAATACCACCAGATAATGACTTTTGACCTTTTATCCGTTCCATTACTCCGTTGATATCATTACTTACGTTTTCAACTGCTTTGGATTGCCATTCTTTGCTTGATTCTGGTATGTAGTCAAATTCATTAGGGTTGAGTTTAGTTTTAATATCATCAGGTATCATTGTTGATCTAGCTATTGTATTAGTCTTAAACTGGCTTAATTTACGTTTTAATTCTGCAAATAGCTGTAAATCTATAGTCATGCCTTTAGATTGATTACTTACCATATCGTCATATATTCGTTGTAGTTCTGGTTGGGTGTCTGGCAGCTTGTAAGGTTCAGGCTTCACTATAGGCTGTTCTTTGGCTCTCAACTTTAACTCTGGATATATTGGCTTATTGTATGGCTGTAATCCTTTTTGTACTGTAGTTGATGGAGTAAATTGACGATTAACATCTGGTATTTGCTTAATTTGTTCTGGATTAAATACAGCATAAGTCTTAGACCCATCTTTTTCAACAATCTTAAATCCATCATATCCCAATGATTTTAATCCACTTGCAATGTCATTAATTCCTTTTAATTGACCTAGCTTAGTCGGTTCTGTAATTCTAGGATAATCTCCTTCATAATTGAATGCTTCTTCGAACTGTCGTGGAGTTATTTTATTATTATTGTAATCCCATAATTTATCGTGGCTTAATTTAGCTTTTATAACTCTAGGACTTCCAGTATTGCCGCGATATGTAGTTGAATAATTTTCTGCCGACTTTAATGAATCTGTAAAATAGAATCCTGGGCCGTACAAAGTATTTGGTTTATTTTGAGCTTTATCAAATTCTTTGAAATCTTTATTGGTACCATGATAAACAATATCGTTTTCGCCAACGGGCTTATTTCTAACCGTACTAACCTTATTAACTGTAGTTTCAACAGGCTTAAACTCTTGCGTGTAGCCTATTGGTTTGAGTTTGTATGCTCCTGTGGTTGGTTTTATTTGTTTAGGTGCTTGAGCAGAAACGTCACTTAAACCTTTGTAAATATCTTTGCCTATTACTTTATCAACCGACTTATTTAATGCGTTAGATGCACCCTTTTTAATCTTACCAGCACCAGCTAATGCACCTCTTATTACTAAATTACCTGTTCCTCCATATAAAGGTGCTTCTATTGCTATCTTCTTTGCTAGTTCTTTACCTTCTAGCCCTTCGCTAGTTCCTTGAATTGCGGATATAGGAACCATGCTAGCAGTACCGCCTACAAATTTAGGTAATGCCCAATTTGCAGATTTAGCAACAACTTTATTTGTAATTTTAGGTGCTAATTTCGCTAATGCGTTTGCCGTTACTCTTGATGCTCCACTTTCTAATGCCGTTACTACGCTTTCACCGCCTGTTTGCCTGCCAGCTTGAACAAATCCTAATATATCAGCTCCTAAGTTGGCTACAGGATTGCTTGTAGTAGGTAGGTTATCCAAGTCTGCACCATTACCCGAAAAGTTACCAGCCACTTGCGTTTGCCTGTCTGCGAATGATTCCATCTTTTCTTTGAATGGTCTATTCTTTAGGTATTCTTTATACTTTGCATCCGCTTCATCTCTTTTAATTTGGTCTTGAACCTGTGCATCCCAATTCTTAACGATTGGTTTTGCCGCTAATACTTTTGGTAATGTTACTTCTGGGGCTATTACGCTGTTTAAGTAGTTAGGTATAACGTCTTTAACAGGTGTTTTGTCTACCATAGATTTAACAGGATTAGGATTAGAATATTTCTCATAAAGTGATTTAGGCTTAATAACAGGTGTAGCTTTTTCAGTTTTCTTTGAATATTTATCGTAAAGTGACATATTATCACCCCATTCTATTTATATGTATTTTCCATTAATTTTAATAGCTTTTCAGTATAATCACTATTGCCGAACGTGTTCGCTATTGTCTGTCCTACTTGCGATATTGGCAACCCATAAGACTTTGCGTCACTTATCCATTTTTCAGGAGTTCTTCCTTCTCTTGAAACAAAATCATTATAAATTTCACTAGTTGTCTTATCTGAAAGAGTTCCAGTTATTCCGTATAAGCTTTTTACACTTGAAAGCGTACTGCTATTAGCACTATTGGAATCCTTTAGCTGTTGCAAATATTGTCTTACTTTACCTTGGTCAATTCCAGTGTCAGTTTTAAAACTTCTGTTGATGTAGTCAATTATATTTGTTTTGCTTAATGCGTTTTTATTAGTCGTAGCACTTGAACTACTTGAACTCGAACTTGACTTTGCAGGAGCATAGTAAGGCTTATTGGCGTCATAATTGGATTTTATGCTTGCAAGGTTATAATCTGCAGTCTTTGAGCCTGCTGGAACGCCTAAGATGCTCGATATATTAGAATCAGCTATACCACGAATTTTCCATAAATCTAGTGCATTGTTCCATAAATCCTGTGCATATTTAATTTGTGCAGATTGTGTTTCTGATTCTGCTTTAGATTTTGCTACTCGCTCAGCTTCTTTAGATGCTTTTTCTTGCTCTAATTTCTGCTGTCTAGCCATTTGCAAATATGGTATCAATGGGTCGTTAGGATTTGCAGTCATTCGCCTATTTATTTCAGCCTGATAATCATTATAATACGCCCCAACAGTGTCAATACTGTTTTTGAGTGCATCTTGATTCCTGTTGTAGTTGATTTCCTCTGCGTTTTGCTGTGATTCAATAAGCTTATCCATTCTGTTAGCCTCTATGCCAGCATTTGCACTAGCTACGTCTGTTTCGTATGCATTGTTTAAATCGCTACGACTACGCTCTATGTCTGCGTAATTTTGTTTTTCTTGCCTATTGAGAGAGCCTATGTCACCTTGATACTGGTTGAAAGTGTTCATTGCACCTTGAGCAGCTAACCCTGACGAATTAAGCCCACGCTGTGCTAAATAATCGCTCCAGCTTCTTTGTGCATTATTCATGGTTACGTTTGACTGATTGCGGGCATCGTAAAATTTAGGCTGTATTGCTGATTTTTCTTTATCCAAGTTAGATAATCCTGTCTGCCTAGCCTTGTCAAGGTTGGCAATAGTCTGGGTTTTCTGTGCTTCTGCCAATGCGTTTATCTGTGGAGTAGGGTCGTATTGTGGTTGTGTAACAGGTTGCGTAGTAGGTTGATAAATTGGGTCCGTATAAGTTTGCTGTGGCGTTACTGACGTACCTACAGCCCCTGTGCTTGGAGTGCTTTGAGCATTAGATGTAGGCTTATTCATATTCGCTATTTTTTCATTTCTTGCTGTTGTTAAACCAGCAATATGACTTGTATTCTGTGCTGCTTGACCTGATGCAACTCTTGCTGCATCTCCTGCTTTTGCTGCATTTATCATGCCTGCATAATCATTTCTTTTTTGAGCTGCCGCATAATCTGATTTTGCCTTTGCTAATGCAGCCGATTGTGTTGTTGCCATGTAATGACCTCCTTATAAAAGAGTAGGGAGGCGGTCAAGCCTCCATTTTAATTCATTTGAATATTATTTTAAGTATAATAATTTCTACTACGAAATTGCTCCAAATGTTTTCCAAGTTCCAGATGTACCAGCTGCAGTACATACCCAACCAATATATTCTCCTGTTGCCGGGTCATTGTTCCAAACTATATTCCCAACCTCCCAAACTCCAGTTGCAGGGATTGTGTTGCTATGCCACTTATTATATTTAGGTAAAGTAACAATATTAGTTTCATGTCCCTTTTGTTCTAAAAACTTTATAATAGCCTGTTTAAATGTTCCTGCCGTATATGCATATACAATTATTTTTACATATTTTACTGCTGTTCCTTTTCTCATTGCACATGTCATATTTGCTCTGCTAATTGATGAATAGTAATAGCCAGCTCCATTCCATACTATAGTAGTTGATGAAAAGAAATTAGTTGTATCAGACATAATTTGTGTCTTGGTAGAATCGTATGTTATTATCTGAACACGAAACAAAGATTGGTCACTTTCAAATTCAAATCCTATATCATTTACAATGTCTATATAATCTGATTCCCATAATGTTTTTGTTGCACCATTGGTTATATCATCTGCATTTTTTGTAAAATCTGATATATTAAAATTATTTGATTCTGATGTTACTTCAAATACTTTATTATAGCTGTGTAATATATCCGCCGTACAACCAAACATGTTATGATTTCCATTGTCGGTTATGGTAGGTGTAATAGATTGTCTTAAATAGGCACCTATGGACGAATACCAAGAACGCAATATTATATTTTCTGTTGTTCCTGATTCAAACGTAATTGTAACTGTCCCTTCAAATCTACAATCATACATTTGATTAAATGAACCATTATTAATAGAGATAGTACAATTTTCAAACATTGGCTTGTTAAAAGTATTATTATTATGAGGATAATTACCATCCATTATAAAAGTTGTTATTCTGCCACCGTTAAATATATTTTCGTTTATCCAACCAAATTCACTACCTTGCGAATCAAACTTTAATGTGTCAATTTTGCCCAAATTAAATCGTGAATATGAAATGCTAGTTTTGGTGGGAACATCTCCATCAGCCCAAAGCAAAAAATAGGTTGCTTTATTAATTGTTACATCACCATTTTTAACACCTTGCACCCTAAGTGTTGCACTTGTAACATCATTTATATAATAGTTAGTTGTTTCGGTGCTTGCTGAATCATACCCAATAACTAATTCATCCGATACACTATTGCCAATAATTTTACCTTTAAAATCTAGAATTTTAATACCGAACAAACTAACAATTCCAGATATTTTACATGTTTTATTATTTGCTAGATATAATCCTCTGCCACTTGAAATAGCATCTGCTACGGCTAACAATAAGTTTGCAGTATCATCAGTTATTCCATCCAAAATACAATAATCTTTTAGAGATATCATATTATCAGCCAAATGTGAACTAAATCTTTCCTTTATGTCAGTGCTTGCATCGCTTAATTTCAAATCAGTTATACTACCATCTGTTATATTAAGTGGTGATTTACTGTTTGCGTAATCCTCAGCATACTTCTTAGTGCATGCTTGCATATCTGTAGTAGGTGTTGGTACAACTGGGCTTGAGCTGAATGTTTTAACACCTGCCACCGTTTGATTGCCAGTTAGCTTAACATTTGCAGCATCTAGTGTATCTATTTCCACCGTTAGAACGTCATTTATATAGTCTTTTATGTCTTTCCCTGCTTTATCATGTAGGACTTTTACCGCTGTTGCTTGCCCTGTTGTTCTATTTGCCAAAGTCTGTATATTATTTATGGTTGTAGCGTTTTTTGTAAGCGACATCTCTATACCTCCCCTTGTATTTCGGCTGAAACTAGAAAATCTAATATCGTGCTTGATTCGTCAATCTGTGCATTTTCTAACCTAAACTGAATATAACTGTAGTCATTGGATGAAAACTCCAACGGAAACGGCTGTGGGTTAGGGTTAGTTGAAAATGTGTAATCGTCAAAATCTATATCATCGAAATCTAGTAAATTATATTCAGCTTTTTTGCGTATCTGTTTAAACTCATTTATCTTGTTTGTCTTGAAGTAAACCGTTACTGATGCTCTTGTGTCTGGGAGTAGCCCAACATAAACCACATCACTCGTCTTTATAAGGTTTAATCCTCCAAACGAGTGAAATCCTGTGTCAATTTGCGCTGTGATTATTACTCCGTTATCGTCTAACCATTCCATACGCTCTATAGTGCCTTGTGAGCCATAATACACAGTACCATCAATATCTAAGAAACATGTACCGATTACGTTGTCAAACGTATACATAGTGTCGTTTCCGTAGTTCCAGATATAAACGGTAGAACCAACATTGCACCAGTATTCCTTCTCGCTCTGATAGTCAAATGTAATAGCTGTCGAAAGGTCAATAGCCGATAGTGATATTCTTATCCTGTCACTTATTACATCAGCATTTCGCTCATCTTCGACACTTGTAGTTGACCACAGCCACCATGCACTATTTTGGATAGATACAGGGTTGTTGTTGACTATCTGGCATCCGTTAAAGACTTCATTGCCAACTTTTTCATTTAGGTCTTTTACAGGATAATCCCATGTGCCATTAGCACTTACATACTCTGCATAGCTATAATGTGTTCTATCTTCCTTGAAAATTATCTGGTAGTTAGCATTATTTGTCTTAATGTCTGTTATAGCCGAATTATTTGTGCCTATGTTAGTAAAGTAGGTCACTGGGAAGTATGCGGCGTTAAGGGATGCACACCATGACCGTCTATTCTTTTGGTCTGGATTGCCCCATAAGAATATTGAGGTATCGTTACCAGGTCCGAATGTAGTTGCATACTTATTTTTCTTTACCAAATCAGCATGACCAGCAGTTACCTTAGTCCACTCAGGTATTACCATTGCACCATTTGAAGGAGCCCCAAAAGGGCTTGTTCCTGCTGCAAAATCAAATTCGCCAGTAGTTCTATTCACCGTATAATGTGTAAGTTCTGTTTTAGTAGCTCCATCAATTACTACTGAGGTTAACGCTGAATCAATTGAAGTTTCGGAAATATAATACTTTGTAGCTACTCCATCGCCTTGAAATTCCTGCTTTTTTTTGCCTGTTAATAAGTTTATAGGTTCATACGCTGTGCCTCCTCCTGCTGGCGGTGTAGCAATAAATACAGTGGGTACATATGGAATGCTTTCCATTGTTCCGTAAGTTGTGCCATCGTAGTAATTAAAGTCCGTACCATTGAAAAATAATAATTTACTTTCAAAAAATAAGATGCTAGTTTTAGCATCTGTTAAAGTCCCTATTTCGGTATTAGTTTCAGCATCAAAGTCATATTCGTACACTTTACCGTTATTGCAGGATATAAGAATATGCTTGCTTCCTATGGTTCCTTCCCACATGCCTTGTACATCTTTTGTGTTTTCATAGTCTATAAATGTCTTATGTCCTTCTCGCTTTGCTGGTTTAAAGTCCTTTGTAATACGATAATTAACTTGCCTTAGTGCTTCGCCTAGTTTTAGCCCTGTTTGACCTACTGCTTCGTTAATGCCCTTCCAAACGTCTATTCGTATTGGGTCTGGTGGTTTACTTGGTTTATACATTGCCATTAAGAATCACCCCTTAAACCGTATACATCTATAATGCTTGTTTCTGATACAGGGTTATCTGACAAAGATTCTAGTTTCAATTCTGCATATTTACTTTCAAAAAATGGTACTAGCTCTTTTTTCTTGAATGGAGCTAGCCTTGCTGCAATGTAGTACACCACTGCTTGGGCTGTTATATCGTCAATTTCTAATACATCATCAATGCTTGTAAGTGTGACTGGCACTGGCTTATATACTACTCTCACAGTACCTTCATAGTAGTAATTTACATATAAATCTTTGAATCCTTCCCATTTATATGTAGAACTCTTACTATACTGCCTATCTGGGTATTCTTCTGTTATTTGTGATATGCTTCTAAAGTTGCTCGGCATAGTAACTTTGTACCACGGAGTATAATCTGGGATATCAGCTAGTGCAAAAGGATATGAGAATAAGCACCTATTTACATGCTTATAATGTGTTGTGCCACTAAATTTCAACCTTATTGCATTATTAGCACTCACTGGAGTAATAACCCCTTTGAATGGCGTTAAATTGGTTATGCTTGCTGTTATTGTTGGCGTGTGTATTGTTGTCCATGTTCCGCTTTGATTTTCTTCTATTGTTACAACTGCGGTGTCTCGGTTAACTTCAAAATAATACGCTTTTGCTCCTACAACTCCAGATTCATTAGGGTAATACTGATTATATGTTATAACTCCATTTGAAACTGTAGGAAAGTCAACTATATTAAAATTGCTTATGTTACCTAATAAGTTTGGAGCTGGTTTATTTTCAAATTCAAATGTATTAAATAATCTTCCCACTTTGTACAATTCTTTCTGACAAAGGTCTGCTAGTGGAATAGATTTAGTCTGTAAATCTATGTAGTCAGCTTCTGGTATCTGTACGCCATCTTCCGTATATTGATTTAATAATGCTCTTACTTTACTAAAAATACTTCTAACTGATTCAGCCATGGTTCCACCACCTTACAAAAATAGGGTAGGATTTTACTCCTACCCTTTAATGTTACTTTCTGTAAATTACTACTGCATCTGCTGCGGCTATTCTTACAATAAATGTGGCACTTGTTGCCGCCGCTACTACTGCATTACCAGTAATTGTTACTCCGCTTGCTCCTGCCGTCAATGTAGCTGCGTGTGTGTCTGCCGCCGAGTTAACTATGGTAAATTCAAAGCATGAACCCACGCTGTAATTCGGCAATGCCGCTATAATCTGTGCTCCAGTTGCTGTTGTTAATGCCCGTCCAGCTGTTGGCGTTTGTGTAAATATTGATTTAGCTACAAGTTGTGCTGCCGTCAATGTTGCTGCTGCATCCGCTACTGCCACAAGCCCCTTTATGCCATCTGCTGTTACTTCGGCTCTTGTTATTACATCTGCACCTGTTTCAGTTGCTGTATAAGTAATTGAGCGTGTTGCACCTATACCTATTACTGTAAATGCCGTAAACTGCACGTTCCATTCCTGCTCTTGCCCTGGGTGAACTGTTAAATTGGTAAGTTCCCCTACGTTTACAGTTACGTCACCTGCTCCGTTGTTTAAAATCTTCAATTTGTCCTGTGTTATTGTTAGTGTAGTAGTCGTTCCTGCCCCTACTACTGCGTTAATGGTTGCTGTTGTTACTACTGGATATGCCATATTGTATTACCTCCTCAAAATAAAATATGGGCAGGAAGTCTTTTTAACCTCCTGCCCATGGTGAGTGCAGTTATATTTCTGCTATTTTTTCTTTCAGTGTTTCTATGCTCATTAGGTGAGCTGATTTAATGCCAATCTCTTTTGCTTTCTTGACTAAA